CATTTAAAGATAAGATACCAAATGAAATATTGCACAGAGATAAAATGGCGTTTCAGAAAGGAACCAATTTCAAGGAGTATATTGAAGAAATTATTCTGGACGATCCTCAACTAAATTTTATGAATAGCGGCAATATATCAACAGTGATCAAGGAGCATTATGAAAGAAGTTTTGGTACATCTGCAAAACAGATTAGAGAAGGACTAAAAAGAACTGATGGGGGTCTTTTGCAATGGATGTGATGGAACTTTATAATGTTGGTGGAAAGGATATTTATGTTAATCGTGGTGATTTGCAGGGAGATGGTATTGAATATCCAGCATGGGGAAAGATAAAGGCAGTTGAGGAAATCTTCAATTCTGATTTCGTAAAGAGGGATGTTACTTTGATGCATCTTAATGCGTATGGTTCTTGGACGGGTTGGGCATTAGGTATTTTATGTAAGAAGTATGATATGAAGTTCCATATGGCATTTCCTGCAAGAACAGATTTCCCAAAGGAATATTTAACCTTTATTGAGAAGATGGGTGTTGAAGTTCATTCTTTTAAACCAAATATGGATAGTCTTTTGAGAAACAAATTAGTTGGTATTTGCAACAAGGAAGGATACCAATATTTCAATAGTGGTTTTGATTGTAATCCTTTTTTGGGATATTTTAGGAAGGCAATGCAAGAGGTTGTTGAAACTTATGAGATAGAAACATTAGTTGTTTCGGGTGGATCGGGTATTACTTTGGCTGGGTTGTCGATGGGATTTGAGTGTTATCCCACTTTATATTCAAGCAATTCAGATCGAAAGGTTTATGCAATTGTTGTATCATCAGAACAAGGAGTTGAGAATGCGTTAAAAAGAAAGGGGATTATAACAGATCAAATTGAGGTTATTAAATCTGAATATGAATATAATGATAGGATGGATTGGTTTGAAACACCATTTCCAACAAATCCATTTTGGGATAGAAAGGCGTGGCATTGGTTGGAAAATAATGTAAACAAACTCGATGGTCGGGTTTTATTTTGGAATTTAGGTGGAAACGACAATTTTTTTATATAACAACAAGTAAATAGTGAGGATATAATATTATGCAATTTAGCAAGTCAACAATTAACATTTTGAAAAACTTTTCGGTGATCAACGGGTCTATATTGGTGAAGCCAGGACAACGATTAGAAACAATATCGGCCACCAAAAATATTTTAGCAATTGCTGAAACATCGGAAGAATGGTTTGATGAATTTGGGATATATGATTTAAGTGAATTTTTAAATGTACTCACATCAGAAGGATTTATAGGTGCTGAGTGTACGTTTAAGGAAAATCATATTGTTTTTAGAAATGGAAAGGCAAGTTGTAAATATTTTTATGCGGATTCTAGTACCATAGTGTCGCCTGAAAATAAAGTGAACATGCCAGATGCAGAAATTTCTTTTGTTCTCAAACAAGAGGATTTGAATGCAGTTCGGAATATGTCATCTGTTTTGGGGAAGAACGACTTAGCCGTTGTTGGTGATGGTGAAACTATTAGTCTTAGTGTTTTGGATAAAAAAGATCCAAAAATGAACAGTTTTGATATGGATGTCGGTGATGCTCATTCTGAAAAATTTACAATGTATTTCAAGGTTGAAAATCTTAAAATTATGAGTGGAGATTATGATGTTCAGATTTCTTCTAGTGGAATTAGTCATCTAAAGCATACGGAACTCCCAGTTGAATATTGGATAGCACTCGAGCCGGATTCTATATATGGAGAAAATGTTTAATGCGAGAAGAATTTCTGTGGGTTGAAAAATATAGACCCAAAACTATAGAAGAATGTATACTTCCGAAAGGTCTTACCAAGACTTTTCGGGAGTTCGTGAATAATAACGAAATTCCAAATTTATTATTGAGTGGTACAGCAGGAATAGGAAAAACTACAATTGCCAGAGCATTATGCGAGCAAATGAATGCAGACTATATATTAATGAGTGGTTCTGAAGAAGGACGATTAATTGATACTCTTAGAAACGATATCCGAAATTTTGCCAGTACAGTTTCATTGTCTGGTGGACGAAAGGTGGTGATATTAGATGAAGCTGATTACCTCAATCCGCAATCAGTTCAACCAGCACTTAGGGGATTCATCGAGGAATTTAGTAAAAATTGTCGGTTTATCTTCACTTGTAATTTTGCCAATAGGATTATCAGCCCTTTACATTCGCGGTGTTCGGTCATCGAATTCAAAATCCCTAAAGGAGAGATTGCGAAACTCGCTGCGGATTTTATGAGTAGGACGCAAGAGATTTTGGAATTTGAAAAGATAGAATATGAACCAAAAGTTCTTGCAGAGCTGATAACTAAATATATACCAGACTGGCGAAGGGTTTTGAATGAACTTCAAAGATATTCAGCTGGTGGTGTGATAGATGTTGGTATATTAACAAATTATCTTGATGTCAATATTGACGAATTGGTTAAGTTGCTTAAAAATAAAAAATTTGGTGAAATGAGAAAATGGGTTGTGGATAATCTTGATAATGCACCCAATCTTCTTTTTAGGAAGATCTATGATAATTTGACTAGTTTGTTGGATGCAAATAGTATACCACAAGCAGTTTTGACTATTGCTGATTATAGTTATAAATCGGCATTTGTTGTAGATCAAGAGATAAATATGGTTGCATGTTTAACTGAAATTATGGCTCAGTGTGAGTTTGCATAATGGAAAAGTTTAATTTTTTGAAGGCAATTTCTAGTAAAAAGAAAAATAACATAATGAAGGAAGATCCCCAATCAATTGGGGATTATATTCCATATGTAATCAATAAAAATCTCTCACAACATGTAGATTGTGTTATGTTTGTTAATGAGATGAATTTAAGACCATATTGTGATGTTGAATTGCAGTTTGATTATTTTATAAATAGTCTTAGGGAACGGAAACGGTGGTATGAAACTTGGTATGTTCCTGATAAATTTGATTTAGTGAAAGAGTATTATGGTTATAGTGATGCAAAAGCAAAAATTGCTATTTCTATTCTTAGTGATGATGATTTGCAATATATCAAGAAAAGACTATACAAAGGTGGTTTTAGCCATGGTTGAGAAAATGATTGAAGTCGAATTGGAGCAACCAGACGACTTTTTAAAGGTAAAAGAAACATTAAGTAGGATAGGGGTTGCATCACGAAACGATAGGAAGTTATATCAATCGTGTCACATTCTACATAAGCAGGGAAAGTATTACATAGTACATTTTAAAGAATTGTTTGCGTTAGATGGAAAACCAACAAACTTTTCCGAAAACGATGAGGAACGTAGAAATACGATAACCAATTTGCTACAAGAGTGGGGGTTGGTTAAAATAGTCAAGGGAGATACATCAGAAACAGCACCATTGAACCAAATAAAAGTTCTTTCCTATGCAGAAAAAGAGGAATGGGAATTGATTCCCAAATACAACATAGGAAAAAAATAGAGCAAGTTGGCACAGAAATTGCTCTTATAGTAGTAAGTAGTCGATTCATGGTGAATGGCTACATTTTAATCTTGCTTAATTAATAAGGAGAAACACAGCAATGACTAGCATATTTCAGCAACTAGATAAATACGACCCATATTTCATAGGATTTAATACACTTTTTACTCGTTTGAATTCTTTTGAAACGAATCCCGTAACTGGTGGAAATTATCCACCATATAATATCATCCAAAATGGTGATAGTTACACCATTGAACTTGCTATTGCAGGGTTTAGTTCGGATGAGATAGAAGTGGTTCACGAACCAGAGCATAGTCGCTTGGTTGTTAAGGGGTCAAATAAACGTGATGATGTTGAGTATTTACATCAAGGAATTGCATCAAGGACTTTTAATAGAACTTGGACAGTATCTGATAGCATTGAAGTAAAGAGTGCGGATTTAAATGATGGTATACTTAAAATACAACTGGAAAATGTTGTTCCAGTTGAGAAAAGACCAAGAATTATTGAAGTTGGACAAGAGAAACTTTTGGACAAATAATGTGTCTACAGACACGAAGAGGGGGGATGGATGAATATTCATCCCCTTTTGCATTGTAAAGGATAATATGAATTTTTATACAAACGTACAAAAACTTGGAAATAATATTGCAGTTCGTGTTGTAGAGAATGGTAATAGAATTAAGTATCGTGACGATTTCAATCCTTCTGTTTTTATACCAGATAGGAATAATGAGAAAAAGTATAAGACGTTGGATGGAATTCCTGTTGCACAAGTAAAGCCTGGTTCTATAACGGATTGTCGTGATTTTATAGAAAAATATGACAAGGTGGAAAATTTTTCCGTTTATGGGTATGATGATTGGGTTAATCAGTATATTGGAAAATATTTTGATAGGTGTGAATATGATGTATCGGAAGTTAGGGTGTGTGTTATTGATATTGAAGTGGCATCTGAGGATGGGTTTCCGACTGTAGAAAATGTTAAGGAAGAACTTATTGCCATAACGATAAAGGATAGTTTGACAGGACATATTTTTGTTTTGGGTAGGCATCCTGCTGTAATGAACAGAGAAGATGTGCATTATGTGTGTTGCCCAACAGAAGAAGAATTGATTTTGAAGTTTTTGGATGTTTGGAAAATACTTGAACCTGATGTTGTGAGTGGTTGGAATAGTAAGTTGTATGATATTCCATATCTTATTCGTAGAATGGATAAGGTTATGGGTGACGGGACATCCAAAAAACTATCTGTTTGGAATGTTGTCCGTGAACGGACGGTGAAGATTTTTGGTAGGGATGAATACATTTATACTATTTTTGGAACTGCACAGTTGGATTATCTCGATCTCTATAGGAAATTCACATATGTCAATCGGGAAAGTTATAAGTTAGACCATATTGCTTTTGTTGAATTGGATGAACGAAAATTGTCATATGCAGAACATGATACCATGCATAGTTTCTATAAAGAGGATTATCAGAAATTTATTGAGTATAACATAAGAGATGTGGAGTTGGTAGACAAATTAGAACAAAAGATGAAGTTAATAACATTAGCCATGGTGATGGCATATGATGCAGGGATAAATTATGAAGATGTGTTTTCTCAGACTAGATTTTGGGATGCTATGATATATAATCACCTACGAAGGAAGAATATAGTTGTACCCAAACGAAAGAAGAATGTGGAAAAACCAGAGTTTGAGGGTGGGTATGTCAAAGATATACCAGAAAAGGGTTTGGTTTCTGATTGGATTGTTTCGTTTGATTTGAATAGTTTGTACCCACATTTAATTATGCAGTACAACATTTCACCTGAGACATTGTGTCTGGATAAACCTAGATTTTTTGTTGAGGTGGATGAATTAGTTAAAGGTACAACACCATTGCCAGAGATGGACGAAGTGAATATGGCTGGAAATGGGTATTTCTTTAGAACAGATGCACAAGGGTTTTTACCTGAGTTGATGCAAGAATTATATGATGATAGGGTGAAGTTTAAGGATTTGCAACTGGATGCAACGAGGTCTGGAAATGATGAAAATGTTGCAGAATATGAAACCAGACAAATGGCAAGAAAAATTTCGTTGAATAGTGCCTATGGTGCGTTAGGAAACGAATATTTTAGGTATTTTGATGTAAGACAAGCAGAGGCCATAACCAAATCGGGTCAGTTATCGATTAGATGGATAGAGAGGGAATTAAATGAATATCTTAATAAAACTTTTCAAACTGAGAATGAAGATTTTGTTGTTGCAAGTGATACTGATAGTGTGTACGTTACTTTATCTCTTCTGGTGGAAAGATATTTTGGGTCAATAACAGATAAAAATAAAATAGTTGATGCATTAGACAAATTCTGTCGAGATAAGGTTGAACCTTTTATTGAAAAGAGTTACCAGAAATTGGCAGATTATATGAATGCGTATCAACAACGTATGGTGATGAAACGTGAAGTTGTTGCCGATAAAGGAATATGGACTGCTAAAAAAAGATATGTCTTGAGTGTGTGGGATAGTGAGGGAGTAAGATATGAGAAACCAGACATAAAGATAATGGGTATTGAAGCGGTAAGAAGTTCTACTCCAGCATCTTGTAGGCAACGTATTATGGATTCGATGAAAATTATAATGAATGGCAGTAATGATGAACTATTGGAATACATTGATGAATTCAGAAATGATTTTATGAATTCAGAGGTGGCAGAAATTGCATTTCCTCGTACTGTGAAGGGAATAGATAAATATTCACATAGTGTTTATAGTTACATTAAAGGAACACCTATTCACGTTAAAGCAGTTATTGCTTATAATGAATTGATTAAACAGCATGGATTGGAAAAAAGGTATCCTATTATCAAAGATGGAGAAAAAATTAAGTTTACATATTTAAAAGTACCAAATCCAACGAGGGATAGGGTTATTGGTTTTATAAATGATCTGCCATCCGAGTTTGAATTTGGTGAATATATAGATTATGATATGCAATTTGAAAAAGCATATCTTGAACCACTGAAAGCCGTTCTTGCAGTAGTAAATTGGAACTATGAGAGGATTGCAAATTTAGAATCATTTTTCGTATGAGGTGAAAATAATGAGAGTACATCAATTAGCAAAAGAATATGATAAAAAATCTTCTGATTTTCTTAAAGAAATTCAAGGGTATGGGATCATTGCATCTAGCCATTTGAGTGGATTAAGTGATGATGAGGTTTCTTTAATAAGACAAAATATCGAAACAAAAAAGATCGTGCCTAAGTTAGAAAATGAACTGCTTGAAAGGCAAGTTAAGGAAAGAAGGGACGGAGAATTTAGTACGTTTTCTGATGAGGATAGATTGGAAGGGTTTGAGGGAGAATCTAAAATAACAATTAACAAAATCGAAGGGTCTGAAATTTCTGATGTTGACTCGTCTGAAGAAGAACCAGCAGTATTTGATATAGAGGCGAAGAACTTAACTGGAGAAACTTCTGAGGATTCTGTTGTTGAAACTGGTAAAGTTGGTATTCCATCTGAAGAAGTACAGGAAGCGTTGGCAACCAATATAAAAACAGCTGGTCAGGCCAGAGAAGAATATGCAAAAACAAGTAAGGCAATTGTAGAAGATCCAGAGAATTGGCATGTTCTTGATCCAAAAACGGGTGAATCTATGCATAAAGAACCAACTGATGATGCTGATTCTGAATTGAGTTTTGGTCAAAAGGCATTTTCAAAGGCAGAAAAAGATAGGGTTAAAGCATTGCGTGAAGAAGAAATTAAAGCAAAAGAAATCCTAAAGGCACAGGAAGTAATAGTAGAAAAACCATCTGGATTTTTTGGTTGGTTAAAAGGATTATTTTCGTAAGGAGAGGTAAAATAATATGAATGAGTTTCTTGACAAACTTGTT